CGGAGCGTCGAGCCGCCCGGCTCAGTCACCGACGCCAGCCAGATTTCCGCCCCCCGGTTGCGCACCGGCTCCTCGATCATTTCCAGCATCTCCGCCGGCAGGCCGTGCAGGGTCAGGTCCGCGCCGAAGGCAGCGAGACCGAGTCCCTCCATCGGGATGCTGATGCCGCCGAACCGCCCGACCCCGGCCCACGAATGCCCGCCCCATGTGATCGTCCCAACGCCGGTGTGCGCCCGGACCTCTCCCGAGGGCCAGTCGATCCATGCCATCACCACCGGGTGGAAGTGTCCGGTGATCGAGGCAATCTGCGCCGAGGTGAGGCCGCGGGACACCATCACCATGGGTTCTGCTCCTCGAATCCGCCGTCAACCTCCTCGGCGAACACTTCCTCGAAGGCCCAGTCATAGGACCAGTCGCCCCGGGCGGGCTGGATCGCCCGCGGGATCGACAGCGGGAGGAACACGCCGGTGTCCCGCGCGCCGAAGGTCACGGTCCCCGACCAGCCGTCCGGCACCTGCTCGATGAACTGCACCGATGACGTCCCGCCACTGGTCGAGACGCGCTCGTTGCCCATCATCCTGGTCATGACTCCGCCTGCTCCATCATCGAGCAGGACGAAGTCGCCCGGGCCGCCGAGGAACGTGTTCGGCGGCAGGCCCGAGACCTCGACGCGCACCTTGGACGTGCCCCGGACCGCCGGATACGAGCCGGTGATGAACTGCCGCAGGTGCCAGTTGACCGGCCAGCTGTAGAGCCGGACCGCAGCGGAGCCGCCGGCCAGGCGGCGCTTGAGCGCCTCCATGTAGCCGGCACCCATGCCCCTGTTCTGATGCCCGGACACGGTGAGGGAGGCGATCCGCCGCTCCCGGTCGAAGGCAGAGGTGTAGAGCTTGCGGGTGATGATCGACCGGCTCTTGCCGATACCCTGCACGTAGCTCCACTCCGACCGAGTAACCCCGACCGCCTCGGGCCAGCGGTATACGATCATGCGTACATCCCCGTCTCCGAGTTGACCCTGACAGACGTGTCGATGGCCCTCTGGACGATACCGGGCGTGTGCTCCTTGACCACCTGCACCGACTGCCCGCGGGCCTTGTCGAGCACCTCGGCAATGAGCCCGGGCGACAGCAGCAGCTTGATCGTGGACGCGCCGCCGTTCATGGCGACCTCCGCCCGCGACTGCACCCGCTCCCCGCGCTGCAGCACGGCGGGCACCTCGTCGGACCGCAGGCCCGGCCAGCCGCCGCTGTGATAGCGCTGCGCGCCGGCGAACACCGCCGGATGCACCTGGCGACTCATGCCGGCTTCACCGACCGTGCCGCCTTCGTGCATGACGATTGCTGAGAGCGCGCCGGCGTCGGCCCTCGCCAGCTCGGCGCGAGACAATACCCGCTCGCCCCGCTGCAAGATGGCCGGCACCTCGTCGGACCGCAGGTCCAGTAGATCAGCCATCGAGCGGCGCTTCGCCGGGTGGACCTGTCGGGCGACGTCCTTCGATAGTGCGTCACCACCATCAGCCTGCAGGCCGGGCCAGCCGCCGCTGTGGTAGCGCTCGGCCCCAAGGAATGCCGCAGGATGCGCCCGGCGAGTCTGGGTGCTGTCCTCTCCTACAGTCCCGCCGTCGTGCATAACGATCGCCGACAGGACCTTGCCGGCTTTCTCCACCTCGTCCCGCGGGATCATCCGCTCGCCCCGCTGCAGGATGGCCGGCACCTCGTCCTTCCCGCCGTCGTGCATGACGATTGCTGACAGATCGCCGGCGCCGATCCTCGCCAGCTCGGCGCGAGACAATACCCGCTCGCCCCGCTGCAGGATGGCGGGCACCTCGTCGTCCCGCAGGTCGAGAAAGTCCTTCATGGGGCTGCGCTGCGACCGCGGCTTCAGAAAGACTCCCGGGTGCACCCGGCGGGTCGTGGCGCTGTCCTCTCCAACGGTCCCGCCTTCGTGCATGACGACCGCCGAAAGCGCCCCGGCGAGAGGATCGCCGGTGAAGGCCGAGACCACCCCCATGCCACCGAACAGCGAGTCGAACAGCCAGCCGCCGAGCTTGTTCAACCCGGCCTCGGCCCAGCGCGCAGCCATGCTCTTGAGCATGTCGCCGAAGGCAACGCCGACCTTCTTCGTCCCGTCGATCACGCCCGCGAAAGCGGAAGTGAAGTCGCCTACGAAATCCTCGCGGAATTGCCGCATCCGCTGGGCGTTTTCCTCCATCGTGGTGATCAGGTCCGTCTGCCGGCCTTGCAGAACCTCCGTCTCCTGCGCCGACGCGGCCAGCGCGTGCGCGGTCTCCTGCACCAGCTGGCCGTAGGTCTTTTCGCCGCCGTTGAGCCGCTCCGTCAGGCTGATGCCCTTGGCCTGCAGCTCCTGCGTCAGCCGCATCTCGGCGCGCTGGTAGGCGATCTCGTAGGTGGATTTGCCGATGGCCTGCGCTTCGAGAGCGGCGGCCTTCACCTGCGCGTCGATGCCCGTGAGCCAGTCCTGGCGCAGGTCAAGGTTCCTCTGCCATTCCTCGTTTTGCTTCGCGATGGCCGGATCAACGCCGACTGATTTCTGCCCCAATGCGCCAGTGATCGTCGATATGCCGACGCCCTTTGAGCGCAGCCCCTCCCACTCCGAATACCAGCCCTCGACGCCGCCTCCCATGCGGCCGCGGACCAGTTCCATCGCCAGCCGGTCCTGCATCTTCTCGTCGAACATCTCGTCGCCAGAGATGCCGAGTTGCCGGACCAAGCGCTCAAGCGTCGTGCCGACGATCTGGTATCGGCCGACCGCCGACGAATTGTAATGGTTGGCCGGATGGGCCAGCATCTGCCGTTGCAGGTCGCGGACCTGCGAAATCGTCATGCTGGTGAGGTTCACCGGGCCGCCTGTGAAGGCCCCGTAACCGAGCGTCTCGTTGTAGCCTCGGCCCTTGTCTGTCCCCTCCGCCCAGCCGATCAGGTCGAGAATGCCCTTGCTGCCCGCCGTCCACTCGGACGCGAGCGCACCCGGCGTCTTGCCGGTCAGCCATTGCGTCGCGCGCGAGGCGAGTCCGCCCAGAAACCCGGCAACCGCCTGTTGCCCCTCGCGGCTGATGGCAATGGTCTTGCCCAGCTCCTCGTTGACCGCGGCGATCCCGCCCTTGGCGATATCCGCCATGCGGTTTGCCTGCTCCCACAGATTGCCCGATGTGATCCCCGCTTCCTCAAGCACCTCGATCAGCGTCGTCGCGGCCGGCAGCGCCTCCTCGAATGAGCCGGCCTTGTCCGCCTTCCGCAGAGCGACGGCAAGCGCCACGGCTTCCTCGCGGGTGATATGATACCGTTGCTGCATGGCGCGGACATAGGCCAGCCATCCTTCGATGGCGCCCGGCTCCCCGCGAAGCGAGCCCGCATAGCGGTCAGCGGACACCCGTCTCTCGGCGGCCATACCGCCAAGCGCATCGCCGACCGAGAGCAGGTCCTGCATCGCCGTCGAGCGGGCCGCTTCCAACTGCACACGATGCAGCCGCTCGACCTCATCCGCAGCTGCGCCGTATTGCTTGATCAGGTCCGGCACGACGGTTGCTGTTGTCCGCGGCGGTCGCGAACGCCTTCAGGCTGTCCTCGGCCTTGTCGAGCGCGCCCTCCACGTCGCGGCCCGCGGTCGCCACCTTGAGCAGGCTCGTCCCGAGCGGGATCAGCACCGCCGCCAATGTGCCGGCAACTGCGCCGGCCGTGCCGAAAGCCAGAAGCATGTCCGGCAACTGGACCGCGAGTGCCTGCACCCACTGCCCCGTGACCGCGCCCGACTGCGCCACCTGGTTGAGCTGCAGCGAGAACTGCCGCAAGCCATGGCTGCCCATGCCCGCCCGCTGCCCCACGCGCGCCGCGCGCTCGCCGACTTCCTCGATCGGCCGGTGCGAGCGGTTCGCCGCGTCCGCGACGTCCTGGAACGCCTCCTGACCGACCTGCCCGATGCCAAGAAGCTCGGCGCGGACCTTGTCGCCGCCCTCGGCCGAGAGGCGGACACCGAACTGCTTCTCGGCCATGCGTGGATTCCTCGCCTATTCCGGGGAGCCGATGACCTCTCGATCTCCGCCCGACGCGCCCTCGCGCTTGTTCAGCGCCTGCACGAGCCGCGTCTCGATGGCCGGCAGCAGCTCCGCCACCGCCATGCCGTCAATGCCGAGCGCCGCCGCCATCGCGAGCGCAGCCCCGAGGTCGAGCCCGATCACCCCGCCCAGCCCAGCGACGCGCAACTGCCCGGACACCCGGAGCGCGAGGTCCCAGACCTGAGCGCCCTCGAGCGTCCGAGGCCGGTTCACTTCCGACGGGCAGTCTTCGCAGGTCCCCTCGCACGCGCCGCAGTATTCTCCGCCTCCTCCGAACTCCCAATCGGCGAGGCGGCAGAGGCGTTTTTTTCCTGTTCCAGCGTGTAGATGCGCTGCAGCACGTCGCTCGACCAGGCCGAGTAGAGCGGCCAGATGTCGAGCAGCGCGCCGACCGTCTCCGGTGTCACCGGAGCGGCCTCTCCCTCGTCCGTCCCGACGCCCTCCCATTCGAGGATCGCCAGGCGGCCAAGCGCCTTCACGAGCGCGACCTCGGCCGCCGGCATGTCGTCGCCAGCGGACGCCGCGGCGAACTCCGGGTCGCGCCGCGCCGCCATCACCAGCCCGGTCGTGATCGGCGCCACCTTCACGCGGACGCCGGCCGCGAGGTCGAACCAGCGCGGCTCCTTCGAGAGATTGAGGCGGATCATGTGTAATTGGCCCTGGTGTTTTTGAGGACGACAGTCGCCATGCTACCCGTGCCAGATGCGGGCATCGAAGCCTGCCAATTGAAGGTCGCCTGCACGCCACCCGGGCCTTCCACCGGGATGCGCGGCCGTGGCAGCCAGACCTCGTTGGCCGTCAGGGTAAAGGACTTGTCCGCGTCGATGGTGTAGGCGAACTCCAGCGAGCAGGCCGTGCCGGCAATGGCCTGGTCGAGCAGCGTGGCATCGGCAAAGCGCGCCACCAGGGACCCGCCGAGAGAGGCAATGCCCGGGTCGGTCCCGTCAATCATGCCGTCGCTGCGGATCGTCTCCACCCGGTCGAGCCCATTGGAATACCGAACGTCGGCCGAGACGATGCTCGCAAGCGTAGCGCCGTTGCGCTTGATTGATCCGTGGAACGGGCCGAAACGCGTCAGGCCGAAGGTGGTGGGTGATCCGGCCTCCGTAGCCGGTGCCTTGACCTCGGTCTGCGCGATCAGTCCGACCTCCATCGTCGTGAGGCCAGACCGCTGCATCGACCAGCTGAGGGTGTCCACCATGCAGCCGCGATACATCGCATAGTGCGGCACCTCGGGGAGCCCCACCTCGATGGACAGCGACGGCAACGCCCATGACCCGGTGGTGAAGGTGTGGGTGCGGTTGGTCGTGCCGGTCGTGGTGGGAGCACCGAACGCCGCTTTGAGCCAGACGCCGAGCGCGACCAGATCGATCGGCACCGTCACCTGTCCGTCCGCCGTAAGTGCGTCCACCGCCGGCGGCAGCGGGTCGCGACCATAGCCGAGAAGCTCGCTGTCGATCAGCGGGCGCTCCGACCCGAGGTTGGACCGAGCAAAAGGCATCTGGTACCAGTTCGATGCCGGCACGACGCCATAGGTCGCTTCGAAAGACACGAGCATCTGTGCCCGTGCGCCAACTGCCCTCGCCATGGGGGCCTCCTTTCGTTGATCAGGCCAGAGGCCAGGGGGTGGTGTAGGTGAGGATCACCGGTACGATCGCACCGAAGATGCCGGGCGCGCCGTCCGTCGCGAGGTCCTCGGTGATGGGAGAGACCGGCTCGAGCCACTCGATCACGCCGCCGAGGGTCAGGTCGAGCGCCAGTGTCGCGCCGAGCCGCTCGATCAGAGAGTCGATCTCGTCGGGGCCATCGGCCGGGTCCACCGGCTGCACCACGATCTCGACCTCGGCCCGATGCTCGTAGTGCCAGCGCGCCGGGGACAGCGTCACCTCCGGCTCGCCCGGATCGCGTCTCGCAGGGTCAGGAGGCCGCCCACAGGGACGGCGGTCGGGAACTCGCCGCCGCGCCGGGCCGTGGTGCCGGGAACGGTCAGCAGCGCCGCATGGAGCGCGTCGAGAGCCTGCTCGCGGGTCGTCGTCATGTCAGCCCTGCCAGTTGCGGAGGATGCGGGACGGCAGCGTCGCTGCCACGCGCTCGGCCTCGTCCATCAGGGCGAGCCGCTTTCGCAGCCGCACCTGCGGCACGAGCACGAATATCGGTATGGTGGCCGCGCCCTTGCCGTGCCGGCCGCTCTTGAGCAGCCGCGACTTCCCAACGCGGCCGGTTCGCGTGAACTTCGCGTCGGCGACCAGGAGGCTCGGCGCGCCGCGCCGGTAGACGAACCGCAGGCGCTGGCCGCTCTTGGCCTCCCACTCGCCCGGGGTGATCCGCTTGCCGCGGCGGCCGGTGCCGGCCGCGGGCAGCGGGATCGCCAGAAAGAAGCCGTTCGCGGACCGGATCACCGCCCCGCGCTCGTTCGGCCCGATGATCTCCGGCGCATTTGTCCAGACGCGGGCGGCCGCATTCAGCGACGCCCCCATCTTCGGGTAGGACGCGGACCGGATCGTCCGGGCCATCCGAGCGCCGAGGGCGCCGGCCACCTGCGTCCGCCAGCGGGCCTTGAGATCGGAGCCGGCGGACGAGACGCCCCGCTGCACGGCGCGCTCGGCCTTCTCGACTTCCTTCGGGAGGTCGCCGGTGCTGATGACCTCCGCCTTGATCATGGGCCTTGCCTCAGACGATCGGCGGCACCGGCCGCAGGTTCAGGGTCCAGGTCAGCCGCTCCCGGTCGCGCATCGGCTCCGCCTGCACCACGAACTCGTCCGAGCCGATGGTGAGGCGGTGGCCCATGGCGATCGAGGGCGCGGCCTCGACCATCACGTCCACGATGGTCGAGCCGCTCGCATAGGTGCCCTCGCCGTAGTTGATGCCGACGTCCGGCGACTTCCGCATGGCGCGAAGCTCGACCGGATCGGCGGCGGGGGGATGCCAGACCGCCGGCACGGTCATGTTGCGGTCGCGGAACATCGTCCGCACCGCGCCGGCGAAGGCGCTCATCAGAACGCCGGGTTGAGCCGCACGCGACCGATGATCGAGCCGGCGGCCCCATCGACCGGGACTGTCGCCACGCCGATCAGCGTGTTGCCGGAGGTCGTCGTGGTGGCGACCTTGGCCGTATTGTCCCAGTAGACCTTGGCGCCGACCGTCCAGGCCTGCGACGCAGCCTTGGGCAGGTCATAGACACCGCCGGTGTTCAGCTGGACGTCGGTGCCGCTGGCGGCGTCCGCCGCCGCGACGCCAAACAGGGAGCCCACGAGGACCAGGTCGCCGGAGTTTACGGCGGCGGGGGCGGCAACGGTGATGACGTTGCCGATTGCGATGAAGTTTTTCACGGCAGGATACCTCTCTTGCCAAATGGGGATGCGAGCGGGGTTCCGCCCGAGCGATCAGAGGCCGGGCCGAAGCCCGGCCGCCATCATCACGTCGGCGCTGCGCCGGGGTTCTTGTAGAGGCCGTGGTAGTCCATGGCGCCTGCGCCGAAGTCGTGGCGCGCCTTGTTCTCGACACCGTCCACCTCGAAGCCCTGGCGGGTCTCGGTCTGCACGCCCTCCTGCCCCTCGAGATAGGCATAGTCGATCGTGTCGATCCGGGCCGGGTCGGCCGCGAGGAACCACGGATGCTGCCCCGAGGTCGGGATCAGCCGCGGCTCTACCACGATCTCGAGGCCGGAATTGGCGTAGACGTTCACGTCTGCCGATTTGGTCGGCGTCGTCTGCGTCAGCACCCGGCGCGCCTCCAGCTCCCGCGGTCCCGGCGGCACGATCAGATACCTCGGGGTTACGCGGATCGTCCGGCCGTCCGAGTCCTTGCCGGTGGCGAACGCCTGCATCGCCGCCGCCAGAGAGGCATCCGTGATCGTCGCCGCCGTGCCGAGGTTTCCGTGGGTCGCATGGAACAGCGCCACGCCGTCCGACATAACCGGGTTCGCCAGAAGGATGCCGTAGACGATGTCGCTCTCCAGGTCCGCCGCCGCCGTGCCGAAGCGCTGCGGGAGGCGGGCGAGCGCGTCCATGTCGTCGTTCACCAGCAGCTGCCGGGTGAAGGCGATGATGCGGCCATAGGTGGACAGCATGATCGTCTCGCCGACGCCGCTGATGGTGCCGTACTGGAACTCGGCCGCCTCGTTGACCTTGAGCAGGTCCGGGGCGCCCCAGCCGATGCCGCGGGTCGCCGGCCTGAAGTCGCGCAGCGTCGTGCGGCGGGCCCAGGCCGTGAAGGTCCGCGGCGTTTCCTCGTAGGCCTCGCGCAGCGTCTTGTTCATGACGTTCGAGACGATCAGCGCGAAGTCCGAGGTGGTGTGGTAGCCGACCGCGGCCCGAGCCTGCAGCGCCGCCGCGATCACCTCCGCCGGATACAATCCGCGGGCGTCACCACCCGACCGCTCAAGGCAGAGCCGGGCAATGTCGTGCATCCGCATGCCGCGGAACTCGCGGGCCGAGTCCGGCAGGGTAGTGCGCGGGTTGATGCGGTGCATGATCGCGTCCGCCACGGCCGACCGGAACTCGACCTGACGCTGGTCGCCGGCGCGCGGGGCCGCCGCCACCGGCTCCTGCCGGCGGCCGTAGCCGTCCGAACGGGTCGCCAGCGTGTCGAGGATGGTCTCTCGGACCTTCTCGATGCTGTCGCCCCGCTCGATGAACCCGGCCGCGGCGTCGCTCATACCATGCCGGGCGCAGAGCGCGGTGACCGCTGCGGTGCGCTGGCGCTCGGCCGCGATGGCCTCCTGCGCAGCCCGATAGGACTCGCCCAGCGGCGGCTGACCTTCGGGCACCGGCTGTTCGGCCGGACGATCCGCCGGCTTGGGCGCTTCCTTCGGCGCTTCGTCCTTGGTCGCGGC